CTAATCAACTCACCCCCGAAGGAGTGATCGTTATGGCGAACACCGCCACCAAGGACAACGCCAAGACCAACGGCAAGGACGAGGCCAAGGACGAGGCGAAGAAGCCGTCAAAGCGCGACCAGGAGAAGGCGCGGCGCGAAGCGGAAGAGAAGAAGGTCCGTGACGCCAAGATCAAGGCCGGTGACCTGGTCGTGGTCAAGGGCGTCGAGTTCGAGAAGATCGGCAAGGACACGAAGACGCTCGCCCGCGCGAAGAAGATCCTCGCGACGATCGAGAAGTCGAAGGCGCCGGTCGTCGTGAGCGAGTTCGCGAAGAAGGAGAACCTCTTCTACGAGGACATCCTCCCGCAGTTCGCGATGCTCGAGGCGCAGGGCCTGGCAGTGCGCTTCGAGGGACGTGGCAACGGCAAGGGACGCCGCTCGGTCGCGTACCTGCACATCGATCAGGCGTAGCAAGCAGTCGACAAGCGCAGCATGGAGAAGGCGTCCGAGAGGGCGCCTTTTTCACGTGCTCAGGCGCTGACGGGCGCTCTCCCAGGTGCTAGGATCCTCGAAGCAGCCCAAGGACCCCATGACTGTCAGCGAACAGACGACAACACGGTACTGTGGTAGCCGGAAGAAGCGAGGCGAAGGCACTTGCACACGTCCCGCGGGATGGGGCACCAACCACGTTGGTTCGGGTCACTGCAAGTTGCACGGCGGGTCCTCACCAGGTGGCGTGTTGTTCGCTGCTCGACAGGAGGTGGGCCTCAACGGCTCCTTCGGTATGGCAACGATGATCGATGTGTCACCACAGGAGGCGTTGTTGACCTGTGTCCGCCTCGCTGCCGGGCACGTGGCGTATGCCACCCATAAGGTCGCGGAGTTGCAGCAGGAGGAGGAGATCCAACGTCTCGAGGAGACATCGGAGCGCACGTTCGTCACCGACGAGGGCAAGGATCTCACCACGGTCGAGGAGAAGGACAAAGGTCCTGCCGTTCACATCTGGATCAAGGTGCAACACGAGTGCATGGATCGATTGGCACGCTACGCCAAGTCGGCAATCGATGCGGGCATTGAGGAACGGAAGGTGAGGTTGGCGGAACGATGGATCGAAGTACTCACCGATGTGCTCGATGGCGTGTTCAAGGACCTCAAGTTGACGCCGGCCCAGCGCAAAGCAGCGCCGACGATCGTGCAAGCGCGCATCTCTCGTCTCGAGGCCGGCGAGGTGACATGACCTTCTTCCTCGCGTACCCACCGCGGGACGATCATCCACCAGACGCGGTCGTGTTGTATCGGCGTGGGAGCAGTGCGCTGCTGTGGGACCCAGAGACGGATGAGGTGTGGTGGGCGTAGGCGCTGACATCTTCTCGACCGACACGGCGGTGCCCGAAGGCGTAGGTCAGCAGGTCGTCCGCAATCTGTTCCCTGAGGAGAACCCGTACCTCCAGGACCCCATGCTGTGGATCGATGAGCGACTGGACGAGCACGTGTGGTCGAAGCAGCGTGAGATCATCGAGTCGGTACGCGACCGCAGGTACACTGCTGTCCAGTCGTGCCACGACACGGGCAAGTCGTACACCGCCAGTCGCATCGCGTCGTGGTGGATCGACGCACACCCACCGGGCGATGCCTTCGTGGTATCCACTGCTCCATCTCAGACGCAGGTGGAGGCGATCCTGTGGCGGGAGATCGGACGTGCGCATCGGCGCGGTAACCTCGTGGGTCGGATCACGTCCGGCATGATCCCACAGTGGAAGATCGGACCTGAGATCGTTGGGTACGGTCGTAAGCCACAGGACCTCGCATCGAAGGAAGAGGCGATGGCAGCGTTCTCAGGCATCCACGCCAAGTGGGTCCTCGTGTTGATCGATGAGGGTGGTGGTGTACCCAAGTGGTTGTTCGATGCGGTCGACACGCTGCTCACGAATGAGTCGGCACGTTGCCTGGTGATCGGCAACCCGGATGATCCAGCATCTGAGTTCGCGAAGGTGTGCGCACCTGGGTCTGGTTGGCACACGATCTCGATCTCCTATGACGACACGCCGGCATGGACAGGTGAGGCGGTGCCGACTGATCTGCTCGATCTGCTGATCTCGAAGACGTGGGTCGAGGAGCGCAAGGTGCGATGGGGCGAAGGTTCACCGCTGTACGTGTCGAAGGTCCTCGGGCAGTTCCCGGAGGTGACTGACGACACGTTGATCTCGCCGGCGATGCTCCGCAAGGGTGAGGAACTCGATCTGTCTGGCATGGCACGAGCGATGGGACAGTTCGGTTGGGACATTGCTCGCTTCGGTGCCGATCGGACAGTCGGGTATCGCAACCGCAAGGGGTACCTCCGTCTGGTCAAGGAGTTGCCGAAGCAGGACACGATGAAGACAGCAGGACAGATCAAGCACCACGTGGATCTGTACCGAGGCGCTATCCCAGCGATCGTGGACGTGATTGGCATTGGCGCCGGCGTGGTCGATCGCCTCAAGGAGCAAGGTGTGCGCAACGTGATCCCGTTCAACTCATCCGAGCGTGCGCTCAACCCGCGACGATTCGCGAACAGGCGGGCGGAGGTGTACTGGGGGTTCAGGGAGCAACTCGAGGATGGGCGGGTTGACTTGCCACCCGATGGTGAGGACGACGAACTCAAGGCCCAACTCGGATCGATCAAGTGGTACCTCGACTCGTCAGGACGTATCCACATCGAGAAGAAAGAGGACATGAAGAAGCGTGGGTTGCCATCTCCAGATAGAGCGGACGCGGCAGTGATGGCGTGTCTGCCCAACGCGCTATCGTTGCCCGACCGTGAAGCCCGCCAGGCGATGAAGAACAGAGACACAGTCACAGGCGACTTGCTCGAGAGGGAGATGTAGTGCCGCTCACCACGGACGAACTTGCGCTTCCGTATCCAGAGACGACTGACGACGCGGAGGTACCTGCTGATCTGCTCGCGTTGGCGAATCGGCTCGAGGCGATCCTTACTGCAGGACACGACTCGCTGATCAACACGGGCGACTTCAAGACCTCTGCTCGTTCTGCATCTCACGGGCGCTGGTTGCTTTGCGATGGGTCTGAGAAGACACAGGCGGAGATCGAATCGGCACTCTCACTGGACAGCGGCGATGGTGCGGACATCGTGGCGTTGCTCGGTGTGGGAGGCGCGTCGATCTATGGCGCGGCAGCAGGTAGCAAGGTCAAGTTGCCAGACCCGCGGTCGAAGTTCATCCTCCACGCAGGCCCAGGGGGCGGCGGACTAAGTGCGCGTGTCCTCGGCGCGGCAGGTGGTGCTGAATCGGTGACGTTGACTGCCGACCAATCTGGAGTGCGCAACCACACCCACGGAGACGGAACGCTTGCCGTCGATGCACACGCTCACGGCAGTGGAACGTTGGCGTGTGCGTCCCACTCGCATGCTGACGGCACACTTGCTGCTGCTTCTCATACCCACGCGCTTTACAACTCCACCGAAGGAGCAACGAACGCTGAGTCACGTGGTACGGCAGCAGGTCCGTACTTCTGTGCTCAGGAAGGTCACCATCACTCGATCTTCGGCAACGTTGTTTCTGCTGGTGCTGACGTGACTGGTTCGACTGCTGCGACTGCTCCTGCCGTTGGTGGGTCGACTGCTGACGCGACAGCGGGCGTGTCCGGATCGACTGGCAATCCCAACGGTGACTCAGCAGGTGGCGAGGACGCAGAGTCAGCGCATCCCAACATGCCACCGTTCGTGGTTCTCGGATCGTTGTTCATTCGGGTCTGACGTGTGGCCGTGACTGCAAGCAATGGCGACTGGCGGAAGATCGCGCTCGTTCGTGCATGGGCGATTACTCTCATGGGAGTGGCGTTGATCGTGTACGGGTTGCTCCAAGAAGGCATCGAGGAGATCATGCTGGGGTTCACTGTTCTCGGAACTGAACCGATGATCAGAGCAGGGAAGCAGTTGAAGTGACGAGGAACGTATGGGTGCTCATCGCCATCGCCTACCTGTGCATCGGCATCGGTTGGGGCGTGACTGTTGGGCTCCTCTCCAACCAGAACGACGATCTCGAGCAACAGGCAGAGGAGGTGGCGTTGATCGCCGGTGCTTACTGCGAGGTGATCCGTGCACCGGAGTTCAACGAGTCAGTGATGCTCGACCAGGTCGCGATCGCGCCAGACGTCGATCTGTCGACTGCGTGCCAAGCAATCTTCGACCGGGTACAGGATGCCGACTGATCGATGGAATGGCAACCGTTCTTGGCCTTACTTGGGCTGTTCTTGCTCGTATGCCTATTGTTCGTCTGGGTCGTTACCCATGGCCCCTACTAGGAGGGAGACACGATGAGTGACCTGAAAGCGAGACGTGAGAAGCTCAAGGAGCGAGAGGACAAGGTCGATGCCGCGATCAAGAAAGAGGCGGGCGATCTCAAGCACCTCGAATCGGAACTGAAGGAGGAGCGTCAGGAGCGCGACCACCTGCAGGACAAGCGGAAAGATCTCAAGAAGGAACTCGATGCGGAGATCGCTGCTGACGAGAAGGGCGAGGGCGAGAAGACGGAGGAGTGGGAGGAGCGCATCGAGTCCCGTCGCGATGAACTAGCGGACATGATCGACTCATGCGAGGCCCGGATCAATCGTCTGGTCGAGCGCATGGTCGAGTCGGGCAAGGATCTCAAGGCGCTCAAGGAGCGCGATGCCACGCTCGAGAAGCAGATCGCGATCGTTACCAAGCGGATCGAGCGCAAGAAGGACAAGGCGAACGATCTGACCAAGGACTTCTCGATGGCGGAGTTCGACTGCAACGATGGCACGCCCGTCCCGGAGTACATGCGACCTCACCTCAAGGACCTCTGCGAGCGGCACCTTCAACCGTTGCGCAACAGCGGGGGCGCGGTGCATATCAACTCCGGCTACAGGACCACGGCGTACAACGCGCGCATCGGTGGCGCCTCGAACTCCTACCACGTCTACACGTACCGCAAGAAGGCGCCGGCAGTGGATCACGTGCAGTCGGGACGATCGCCGTCCGCCGTTGCTTCGTGGCACGACGCACACGACTCCTTCGATGGGATGGGACGGTACTCGTCCTTCACTCACGGCGACGATCGCGGGTACCCGAGTAGGTGGACCGGATGAAGACATCCGACAAGGGGCGCAAGTTCATCCAGGAGCACGAAGGACTGCGCCTCGTCCCGTACAAGGTCGGATCGTTCGAGGAGTACTGGACGGTCGGGTATGGGCACTACGGGCCCGATGTGAAACCCGGAGTCAAGATCACGCAGAAGCAAGCGGAGCAGTTGCTCCGTAAGGACCTCGAGAAGTTCGAGGGTGCTGTTGGCAAGGTCATGCCTCCAGTGAAGAAGAAGGGCAAGGATCCGAAGGGGACACGTCAACACGAGTTCGATGCGCTCGTGTCTCTCGCGTTCAACCTCGGCCCAGGTGTGGTGAGCGATCCATCGTTCTCAACGCTCGCGCGGCGCCTCGGGACGAAGGAAGCAGAGACGTACGAGAAGCGCAAGGACATCTACGAGGACGAGTTCAAGAAGTGGGTCAAGGCGGGTGGGAACACGTTGCCCGGATTGGTGACTCGTCGCGAAGACGAGACCCGACTCGCTACCAAAGGTCGATACTGAGGAGGACACGATGGACGTCCGCACACGACTCGCAACGCTGCTACCAGAGTCTTGGCAACCGTACGCCAAGGCTGTCTTCGCACTGATCATCTTCGTAGTCGGGCTGCTGGTCTCGCTGCTGATCGTTGACGGCGAGGACGGAGTCAGGATCGTGCAAGCAGTCACGGCACTGGCAGCGTTGCTCGGCATCTACGAGATCCCGAACATCCCGCCACCGGTCGAGGCGCAACCAGTCGAACCGACCACGCTTGGCAAGGCGCCTCGGGTGAAGTAAGTGGCGGATCCTCGACCGACAGGCGAACAGGGGCAGGTGTCGATGGGCACCGGCGTTGCGCCGTGGTCAGCGTTCTACGTTGATCAAGCGGAGTACGTTCCGGAACTCATGTGGCCCACCTCGGTGCAGGTGTACGACCGGATGCTCGCGGACGCGAAGCTCAACGGCCTCATCAGGTCGATCGAGTTGCCGTTGCAGGCACGCAAGTGGGCGATCGATCCGAACGGGGCGGATGCAACATCAGTGCAGCGCCTCGCTGATGATCTCGACTTGCCGGTCGTCGGACAGGAACAGTCAGCGCGCCGGCGATCGTCCAACAGGTTCTCATTCGGCAACCATCTCAAGATCCTCCTCAAGGCATTGGGGTTCGGGTTCTACTACTTCGAGCAAGTGGGTGAGATCGTTGACGGGCAGTGGCGTCTGAAGAAGTTGGCGCAGCGCCCACCGCGCACCATCTCGGAGATCAATGTGGACAAGGACGGCATGTTGACCTCGGTGCGGCAGAACCTGGGAGGGGCAGCGACGCAAGGGAATCCGGAGTTGTCCGTCAATCGATTGATCGCCTACGTCTGGGACTACGAGGCGGGCAACTGGACAGGACGTTCGATGCTGCGTCCTTGCTACAGGAATTGGTTGATCAAGGATCGCTTGCTCCGGGTGGACGCGATCAAGCACGAACGGTCAGGGATGGGAGTCCCGATGGCGGAAGCACCGCCGGGTGCGAGCAAGGATGAGATCGAGGCACTCGGTGAGATGATGCGCGAGATGAAGATCACAGAAGGGGGTGGTGGTGCCGTACCTTCGGGAACGAAGCCACAACTCATGGGCACCACTGGATCACTGCCCGACACGATCGCGTCCATTCGCTTCCACAACGAGGAGATGGGATCGTCCTTCCTTGCTCAGTTCCAGAGCCTCGGTCAAGGACAGGCGGGAGGATCGTACGCTCTAGGTGAGGTGCAGTACGACTTCTTCGGTCTCGCTCTCGATGCTGTCGAGTGCTGGGTTGCTGACACGTTCAACCCGTACATGATCGAGGACTGGTACGACTGGAACTACGGTGAGGAGTCGGTGTGTGCGCGACTCGTGGTCGAGGAGGAACCAGACCCGATTGAGCAGCAGGAGTTGTTCAACGAAGGCCTCAACGAATCTGAAGAGGCGGGTGAGGAGGAACTCGAGCGGTTCGAGACCCAGGCCCAAGACAAACTGCGGCGCCTTCGGCGCGCGCGGGCGGCGGGTCGGCGTCGGCGGAGGTCGGTGTCTGCGGCGGGTGAGTCTCCCTCCCTCGTCCTGCCTGATCGTCCGCTACGTCGCCAGCCGTACGCGCATGAGGTCCAGGCCCAGGTCGACTTCGCACAGATCGACGCGCAGTTGGACAGCGGAGTAGATCGCTTGTTCGATGAGGTGCGTGTCCACCAGCGGCAGCAGATCGAGGAACTGCGAGATCAGATCGTGGATGCGAACAACGACCTGGTGAAGTTGTCGAACATCCAAGCAACGCCTCAGTCACAGGACGCGATCCTCGCCGCGATGCGCACGTCCGCTGACATGGGAATCGACCAGGCAGCGTCGGAAGCAACGCGACAAGGAGTCAAGGCCCCCAAGAAGCCCGCGGTCGCTTCGATCGACTCGACACTCACGACGCGCGCTGCTGCGACGGACAACATGCTGACCAACGGGATCTCCCAGTCGGCGCGGCGTGCCGCGTTGCGCTTCACGGCGTCGTCTGGTGGGAATGCTGTTGCAGCAGCGGACGCAGTGGTCGAGTACCTGCAAGGTCTCACAGGGCAGTTTGCCAAGGATCAGATCAACGGGGCGCTGTCGTCAGCGATGACCGATGGTCGGAAGATCACGATGACTCAGAACAAGCCCACGAAGATCTACTCTTCCGAGTTGCTCGATGAGAACACGTGCACCGATTGTGTTGCGATCGACGGCACGGAGTACACCGAGATGGACGACGCGGTGGGCGATTATCCCACCGGTGGATACATGGAATGCCAGGGAGGGGACCGGTGTAGAGGTACACTGGTCGCCGTCTATGAAGAAACGGAAACGTGAGACCTACTCTCCCGCAGATCATCATCCTCGTAGTGGCGGTGGTCCTCGCGGTTGTTTACACGCCTCTGTGGTTGTTGCTGCTCCTACTCCTGCTGTTCGTGCGATGAGAGCACAGGGGTTCGTCATGGCGGAAGTCGCCGAGGTGGGTGAGGCGTCGATGAAGACGGTGCCCAACGTACCGATCGTGTCGACTGGCACCTACCACCTTGGCATGAACTTCCCAGGCCCGGACGAGACGACCTTCACCTCGGACGATCTCGCGGATGCGGTCAACGCGGTCAACGATCCTGCGGTGCAGTTGCCGCGGCTCAAGGTCGGGCACACTTCCGAGTGGGGCGATGGTGAGCCGTGCTTCGGGAAGGTGGACAACCTTCGCCTCGGTGACAACGGTCAGACGATCTACGGCGACTACACGGGAACACCTGCGTGGTTGGCTGAGATCCTTCCTGCCGTGTACCCCAACCGTTCCATCGAGGCCTTCTTCAATGTCGAGACACCGACTGGCAACAAGTACCGCATGGTGATCTCTGCGGTTGCGCTGTTGGGCGTTACGCTGCCAGGAGTCAAGACACTCGAGGATCTCGCAGGTCTGTACTCGGAGGAGATGCCGAACGGAACAGAGATCGAAGCAGAGTCAAGAGTCGAGGCGCACGTAGGAGGCGATGCAGACGTGGGACTGTTCAGACGTAGGAAGCAAGTTGCTGCTTCTGTCAACCTCGAGGACGTGCGCCGATCGTTCTACGAGACGGTCGCAGTCGGTGATCAGGTGTGGTGGTGGATCAGAGAGGTCTACCTCGAGCCCAACGAGTTGATCGTTGACTCGGATGACGGTGACCTGTTCCGGATGTCTTTCGAGGTCGGTGGCGACGATGTCTCATTCGGTGAGGCAGAGTCAGTCAAGATCCAGTACGTGAACGCGAGGGAGAAGGAGCAGGAAGGCAACTCAGCGCCTCCTCCCGTCACGGCGCGAACCGTCAGCACAGGTGCGGTCGCGTATGCAAGTCGGTCGGAGTCCCGGCCGGATTCAACCAGTGAGGAGGACCAAGTGGACGGAGCAGAACTCCGAACGATGTTGGGTCTCCCTGCCGAGGCGTCCGAGGAGGACGTGAAGGCGAAGCTGGCGAAGGCAGCGGAGGCGCAGGAGACGCCGCCCGCAGATCCGCCCGCGGACCCACCGGCAGACGACCCGCCTCCGGACGATGGCGACGACACCGGCGACGGTGACGACGACAAGGACAAGGAGGAGGAGACGACGACCCAGGCAGGTTCCGTCTCCATGGACAGCGAGGCGCTTGCTTCGCTGCGTCGTGACGCGGATCTCGGGCGCAAGGCTCACGAGGCCCAAGCGGCGAGCACGCGTGACGCGTTCCTTTCGGCGGCAGTCGAGGAGGGGAAGTTCCCACCCTCGCGTCGAGAGCACTACGAGAAGGCATGGGCAGCGGATCCCGAGGGGACCCAGTCGCTCATCGAAGGTCTCGAGGCGGGACTCGTCCCGGTCGAGGCAAGGGGAGGATCGGCACCCGAGCAGGCGCTCGCTGGCGATGCCTACCCGTCGGAGTGGCTCAGCGAGTCAGAGCGAGCGCGGGCACAGGGCAAGGTCGCGGCAACCGGTGCCGGGACCGTGACGCGCGAGGAGGTCTGAGCCATGGCGAATGGCGACAACCCCTGCATCCCGTACTTCGACGGAGGTGGAGACATCTCCGCCGTCGCAGAGGCGGCCGTCCTCGGACGTCGCTTCGTTGCCGTGTCCGATCCGCAGGATGGATCGAGCCCGGCGATGGGTCTCGACTCGACCGCCTCGGGCGGACGGATCAAGGTCTCGCATGCTGCGGCTGCTGCAAAGCCGCTTGGCGTCGCTTCGTATGACGCCTCAATCGGTGCACCCCTCTACGTTGTTCGCGGCCACAAGGTCGTGGACGTGCGCGCCGGCGCCACCGGCGTGAACGCAGGCGTGGAGGTCGAGGTCGGAGCGAACGGAACGGCGATCCCGCTCGCATCAGGCAAGGCAGTAGGGGTCGCCCTCGACAACATCGCGAACGGCTCGGACGGGCCGATCGCGCTCTACTAGGAGGAGGATGATGATGGGGAAGGCAACCCTGCTCGTTCCGCCTCCGCGGGACCTCTCGATCGATCCGTCCGTGAGGCAGGTGGGTGCCCGTTCGCGAGCGCTTGCCGGCGTTCGCAACGTTCGACGGGATGTCTGCCGCAAGGCGGAGAGGATCGCGCATCAGCGCATCAGGTCCGGTGAGACGGACGCTGCCGCAGCGGCGCTTCTCGAGGGGAAGGGCAACGCAGCGTTCCGTGGCCTGATCCTCGGTGAAGCACCTCACGCGGTAGCGGCGAACTCGCCGGTGCACCCGCTCGCACCTCCCACGGTGTCGGGCAATCAGATCACAGTGGACATGATGTTGAACCAGCCGACCAGGGTCACTCGCATGATCCTGGACCTGTCACTGCAGCGGTTCGTTGCGGACAGGATCTTCGGTAACGGTGGTTCGGTGTCAGGTGGCGCGGTCGTGTATGACATGGCCGAGATCAATGAGTTGTACGCGAACCGCGATGTGCAGCTCATCGAGCCGGGTGCTGAGTTCCCGGTCATCGAGACCGAGCGGCGTGGGCCGCGGGTCGCTCCCGTCGAGAAGTGGGGCGGCAAGGTGTGGATCCCGGACGAGGCTCGGGACCGCAACCAGACGGTTCTGTTCACCAACAAGATCCGGCAGTTGACCAACACGGTCATCCGCAAGATCAACCAGCGCGCGATCGAAGTGCTCAACGCTGTCTTCGTCGCGTATCCGTCTCAGACGGGTGCGGGCAACGACTGGAGCACGGTGATCGTCGGTGGGTCGGCGCAGTCGAACGCGGACGAGTTCCCAGTAGCGGACATCGTCCTTTCGCAGGCGCAAGCGGAAGAGGACGAACTGGGGGTCCAGTATGACCTCCTGCTCCTCAACCCGCAGGAGTACGCGCAACTGGTCATCATCTACGGGAGTGCCGACCTTCGGTCGCTGCTCGCGGAGTTGGGCCTCGAGGTGTACGTGTCGAACCGCGTGACCCCTGGCACGGCAATCATCTGCGCCAGCGGTCAGGTAGGAGAGATGCGCGTCGAGAAGCCCCTTGGTTCGGAGACCTGGCGTGAGCCCGGTCGCGAGCGGACCTGGGTCCAGTCGAGCGTTCGTCCGGTCATGTTCGCGAACAACCCCTACGCGGTCCGTCAGATCACGGGCCTCGCGGGCTGATCGCGATGGGCGAGGTGAAGGTCACTGCGGGTTACGTCTCGTACCGTAGGGACCATCCAACGAAGGAAGGGCTCACTCACCGTGCCATCGGACGGCAGGGTGCAGTGATCGAGGTCGATGAGCACGATGAGGAGCGCTTGCTCCGCCTAGGTGTCGTGACCGACGACCTCGAGTTCGACCCCACTGCCGAGCCCGAGGGTGAGAGCGATCCCGCCCTGTTCGACGCCACCGAGGCAGGCGAAGACGAACTGGTCGAGTACCTCCAGGAGCACAAGCCCAATGCCGATGCCACCGTTGCGCTTGCGCAGGGTGACCCGGATACGGCGAAGCGCCTGATCGATGCCGAGGAGGCGGTTGCTGCCGAGGAGGGCGGCGAACCACGGAAGACGGTCATCGAAGGACTCGAGAAGATCGCGGATCAGGAGTAGGCCTATGGGTGCGCAGCATGTCCGCTGCGCACCCACCTTCTCCTCGGGTCGATGGATCGTCATCCCCTAGCCGGAGGTGGCGGTGAACCAGGACCCGAAGGACCCGAGGGGCCTGAGGGGCCTCAAGGTCCTCCAGGTGAAGACGGCGTTGACGGAGCGCCTGGTGCAACTGGTCCTGCTGGGCCAGCGGGTCCAGCGGGGCCTACGGGACCTGAGGGTCCGACAGGACCAGAGGGGCCCGAAGGAGACGTGGGACCCACTGGCGCTACAGGTGCCACAGGTGCCACAGGTCCAGAGGGTCCCGAAGGCCCAGAGGGTGATGTTGGTCCCACTGGGGCGACTGGTGCCACGGGTCCTGCAGGTCCAACAGGACCGACAGGCGCTACTGGATCTACTGGGTCAACAGGTGCCGCTGGTGCCGATGGTGAAAGGTGGTTCACGCAGTCGGGCGCGCCGGCAGGTGGCACGGGTGCGATCGGCGACTGGTCGCTCGATTCGACCAACGGCGACTACTACGAGAAGACAGGCGCCTCGACGTGGACGCTAAGAGGCAATCTCAAAGGTCCGACAGGAGCGACGGGCGCTACGGGATCGACAGGCGCTACGGGTTCTACGGGTGCGACTGGGCCTACTGGGCCCGCGGGCGTTGACGGCACACCTCCTGGTGTGGTGCAGGCCTACGCTGCGACGACACCACCTACGGGGTACTCGATCTGCGATGGGTCGTCCAAGTTGCGTTCTGGTACCGATCCCGATGGCAAGAACTACGCCGCGCTGTTCGCGGTGATTGGGACCACGTTCGGCAGTGCCGATGGCACGCACTTCAACCTGCCCAACCTCAAGGGTCGCGTTCCTGTGGGACTCGACTCGTCACAGACAGAGTTCGACGCGATGGCAGAGACGGGTGGCGCGAAGACGCACACGTTGACGACAGCGCAGATGCCTGCCCACATCCACACCTCACCGAACCACAGCCACAAAGGGATATGGTTCGGTGCGGGGGTCGGCGGTTATCGGACGAGCTCGAGCCATATCAATAACGCGAGCGGTGCTGAGATTGCCACCGTCTATAACAGCGGGACGAACGCGTTGGGAACTGGAGATACTGCTGCGACGATCAATAGCACTGGTGGGGATGGGTCTCACCCGAACCTCCAGCCTTATCTTGTCCTTCAATACATCATCAAGCTATGAGCGCCTTTGACGACTTCTACGGCAACGGTTCGCTAGACAAGTTGGTCGATGATCTGACTACAGAAGGTCTTGGTGCACCTACCATCGTTGAGACGACTGGTCCTGATTCTGCTTACCTCGAGATCAAGTGGGAGAACAGTTCGGTTGTGCTTGTGCACTTCACTGGAGGTGAGGTTTGGCGCTACACGGTGTTTGCTCTGACCCCACCGAGGCAAGGACTCTACACCGAACTCAGCTTTGCCTTCTGTGAGGCTGCTATCGCTCGTGGCGTTGGCAAGTTTGAGGCGCCTGGTTTGACTCGTGATTCGCGTGGAGCGCTCGAAGCGAGTAGGTGGGAGTTCGATAAGGAGGGGCATGCCACAGTGGCGCCCGAAGCGTTGCGCGACTGGGGCGAGGAGAGACAGTGAGGAGGTACCTCATGGCAACAGTTGAGACGTATGACTTGCTGAAGCATCTGTGCTACCGCATGGATCCTGAACTCGTAATCGAGACAGGTACAGCAGATGGATACGGGACACGTGTTCTGCGGGAGGCGTCTCGAGGAGTGATCGTCACGTGTGACAACCATCCGCCGGCAGAGCAGAGACGACTCAAGGACGTGCAGTACGTGGTCGATGATTCACTGGCGCTCGCACAACAAGTGGAAGACATTGATCTTGCCTTTGTTGATTGTGGAACAGGGCACCAACGTGCAGCGGTAGTTGAGACGCTAAGGCCAAAGACCCGCGTAGTCGTCGTGGACGACACGTCCCGATTCCCTATCCTGCCTCTGATTGAAGACCCACCTGACTTTGAGGGTACGAACGTTGCAG